CTCGTCCCACGTCTCGCCCTGCTTGTCGATTTCGTGCCGGTCAAAAAATGCTTTCATCCGGCGCACGGTGTCCTCGGACATCGGCCGCTTGTTCATGAGGTCACGCGCCCGAGCGATGCCGACGCTCGTCATGCCGCGCTGTGACATCGGCTTCTTCTCGCGGATCTCAAGCGCGCGCCGTGCGTTGTCCGCCATCGCGTCGGTCGGAATGTAGGAGCCGTCGGCGAAGTTGATCGTCACGAGATTTGAGTCCTCGCTTGCAGCTGAGCGCGAGCGCGCGAACTGGATTCGCTTGTGCATCGCTGCGGCCGAAATCTTGGTCGGTTGCTTCGGAAGATTTGCGACCGAGCCAGAAACCTTTTTCGCAGACTCCTGCGCCATGCCTGCGGAAATCATGAGCGTCTCCGCCGCCTCGGCTGTAAGGTCGCCGGCGCGCAAATTTTCCAAGATTGAAAGGACGGCCGCAATCTGCGCACCGTTCAGCGGCACGAGTTCCGCCGACACGTCTGGGAATGACTCGACGCCCGAGATGACTGCGTCGTCTGGGATGCCGGTTGTCTCGGTTGCCGTGACGCTCGAAGCCTGCGCCTCGGCTGCGCTTGCGCCCACCGCGTCGCCTGCTGCGGCTGCGGCTGCTGGCGTGCTCGGGAGTGAGGTCGTCGTAAGGCGAATCGCCGTCTCCGGCACGCCGTATTTGACCGCGAGTTCCTTCACAAATCCGGCCTCGATTGCGATCTGTTCGAGCCGCGAGAAAGCGTCCGTGCCTTCCTCGGCTGCGATCTCTTGAAGCGACTTCGCGCCTTGGCGGTTCTCATTCATGTTCGCTGCGGACTCACGGCCAACGTCGATTGAGAGCTTCGCAGGGAAACGCCACTCGCCCTTGGTCGCTCGGCGCAGAGCTTGAACCATTGTCTCGCCCGCGAGAAGCGGAGGCGGAGGAATCTCGCCGCGTGCAATGGCGTCGAGAATCACGGCGTCCTTGATCGGGTCGAGAACCTTGTCGGTCAGCACGCCCTGCTTGTTCGTGAACACTCGATCAGCCGCCGCGAATTCTGCGCGGACGCTCGGCCCTTTGTATTCCTGCGTGCCGAACAGCACGCCCTCGGGAACGCCCACGCCCAGCGCGATCTCGTGCATGAGGTGCTGCACGAATCCGGTGAACGCCTGCGATGGACGCGACGGCATAACTTCCACGCGGTCGGAGTTCTGGAAATATCGAATCATGCCGACCTCGGTCAGCTCGTTCTTTTGCGTCTGACCGCTCGGCAATCCCATCGTGGGATTCGGCTGGAAAAGGTTGCGCGGGTTCGCGACGCCTCGGTCGTTGAAGATCAGCGCCGCCTGCTGCGACGAGAAACGCACGCCGGCCTTTTCCGCCTGCAAGATTTCGTGCAGCATCCGCGCCGTCTGAATCGCGCTGTGCAGGTCCGTCACGCCCCGATATTGATCGACGCGGAATGGGTCGAAGTAGTGGCAGAATTGATTCGCAGGAATGTCCTCGGCTCCGAAGTAAACGCCGTTCCGGTCCACGCGGAAAATCCGGTAAGCTACCGGCTGGCCAAAGTCGTTCGTTACGACGCCTTGAAAGTAATTGTTTGATGCGACGGCTGATTCGTTCGGGTTGCCGATGCGTGTCGCTGGCACTAGTTGCAGCTTGAGTCCCTCGCCGCTGCGCCGAATGACAAAGCCGCAGTCGCCGTCAATCGGACGTTCCTCGGCCGCGAGCTGCACGAGCTTTTTGAAGCTGTGCCGGTTCGTGACGTCGCAGTTTTTGCACCACGCGTGGAAATAGTCGTCAATCACGCGGTTGTAATCGCGGTCTCCGGTCGTCGGTGAGTATTCGTGCGGCGTCAGGTAGAGTCCGAACTTGCGCGAGATTTCCCGCGCCTCGGGAAAGTTGTCCACGAGGTCGCGAGCCTCATACATCATGACCACCCGGTCCCGCTGATTCTGCGAACTCTCGGCCGGCTGGGTGTATTGCTTGGGAGAATACATCCGATTTGTCCGCGCCGCGTTATACTCGAAAAGCGACTTCGCGACGCGTGCCTCCAAACGCTTGAGCGCCCATGTCGGCGCGATGTTCTCAAGCGCCCGGTCAATCCACGGTTTACTTGTGACCAGTTTTGACGCGTCGAAAAAGTCGGTGCTCATGTGTGATTAGTTGCCGGTGAAGCTGACGAAGGTCTGATCCGTTGACGTTCCGGCCGCGTCGGTCAATGCGTCCTGCAAATTCCCGAGCATGTTGTTCAGCGCGTTTAGGTCCGCCCGGCTCACGCTCTTGCCGTTGAGCGAGTAGCTTTGGTTCAGGAGCACGGCCTGAATCGCGTCAATCGTCTTGGTCTTGAGCGCGGTCAGCGTCGCGGTGTCCAGTCCGAGAAATGGGTTGTCGAGCATACCACTGCTCGAAACGTCAAACCGGCCCCGGGCAACGCCCAGAAACATTAAAAAGCACCGCCCCATAAGCCCTACTTTATCAGGGGAAGGCTTATGGGGCGGAAGGCGAACTCTCTTCCGCACGCATCCGGTTGAAGGGAGCTAAGCAGTTGGGTGCTCGATCAACGTCGAAGAGTGTTCGGCTGCCACTGCTTGTCAAGGTCGGATGCTTAACCCTGTAAGTCTTTTGGCGGCGCGTAGCGAATCACGTTCGCAATCGTCGCCATGCAGAGGAGCATCGCCGAGGTGTCGAGACCGTGATTCGGCGCGTTGCTTTTCACTTCGCGCCACTCCCAAACGCCGGTCCGAATCTCGACCTTGGACTCGCCCTTGAGATGCTCTAGATACAGCGGGTTGACATCGGCCGGCAGGAGCCACTTGAGATCGCCCTTTGCCTCCAGCGCGTTCGCGAGGAGGTCCTTGAAATAGTCGCCGCTCCAGTCGTAATAAAAAACGTCTCCGCCCCGGTAGTCGCTCACTCGCGGTTCGCTGAACGGGAAGTTAATGAGCTTGTCGGTCGCCTCGTCCCTCATCGTCCACGTCTTTCGAGCGTAACCGCGCATCCCTCGCCAGCCGAAGTCCGCGCAATCCCGATCAACGTCGGCCGGCCGGTAGCCGCGATCCTGAGCGACGCACGCGTCCTGTACCTTGTAACGGTGCTGCAACTGCCGGAGTTGGTCCCGCGTCTCGACGCGCCCGAAATAGAGCTGCCGGTAAGTCGGTCCGGTCGCTGAGCTGAACGCGCCGATTTCGACCCACCAATGGTCTTGCTGCCGGTCGATTGCCATGAAGCGGATGACCTCGCCGTCGATCGCCTCGCCGTTGCTGAACTGAGCGACGCTGTAATCGCTCGCCTGCACGAAGAGGTTGACGACCTTCTTCTCGACGATCCACGGCCGCGCCTCGCGCTTAGTCCGAAACTCGATCTTCATTTTGTCGTCACCTTGGCGCACGAAATGATTGTCCGCCTCGCAGAATTCTTCGACCAGAAGCCGCATCGGACGGCTCACCAGCGACTCGACGCGGAAGCTCTGAATCTCCGCCGGCGCCGCCGAGTTCAGAGAAACGAATCGCCCGGCCCGCTTCCAGCCGGTCCGCGTCGTGTCCGTGTCTGGTGACTCGTGACCGCAATGCGGGCAGCGGAAGCGGCACGACTCGACGGCCCGCGCAACGTCCCACGTCTCGTCATCGCGCCGCGCCGCGGCATCCCAGACCACGCCGCCGCGAAGCCCGGTCTCCTCGTTCTTGTCCAAGGCAAACGCGAGCGGGTGCACCTTGTGGCACGCCGGACACTCGGTGCTCCACTCCTGCTGGGTGCCTTGGCGGAAGCTCGTGTCCTCCACGTTGCCGGTCTCAAGGTCCATAATCGGCGCTTGGCTCGTGTTGTAAATTTTCGAGCGCCCCACCTCCTCGAAACGCGAGACGCGGGCGACGGCGTGGCCGTAAACCTCCTGCCACTTCGGAAGCCAAATCTCGTCGTTGATCTTGTAGCGGATGGACTGCGACTGCTGCGACGAAAGGTTCGCCGGGTTGAGGAGAAAGAAGAATCCGCCGAAGTAGATTTCCGTGGTCGTCCGGTGCGGTCCGACTCGCGGAAGCATCGCGGCGACCGGCTTGCACGATTCGAAGATCGGGTTCAGCCGTGACTTCGCGTGCCTATCGATCATCTCGTCGGTCTGCATCGTCCAGCTGATCGGCCCTGCGTCGTTGCAAATCAGCCACGGCACCCAGATGTCAGCGACGAGTGTCCCGCCGATTTGCACGGCCTTGCGGAAGTGAACGCGGCGGACCAGCGGGTTTTGCAACGCATCGAAGATCGGAATCAGCCACGGCGAGATGCGGACGTTAAATGGTCCGGGCGTCGCGTAGCTTTCTGGCAGGACAATGTGCTTCCGCGCCCACTCGTAAATCGGCGAGCGGTCAGGCTGCGGAAGTCGCAGTTTGGTGAGCAGAGCGTCGGAGGCGGTCACAAATCAGATGCCGGCTCGTAAATCGCGAACTCGCACATCCACCCGTCCGTTCCCCCTCCGATTACGCGGCAATCCCAGATTCCAACCAAACTGCCTCCGCGAGAAACGCAAACGCCTTTTGAGTCTCGCCGGCTCAGATGATAAAACTCCACGAGTTGCAGCGC